TGACACCACAAAACTCAAATATTCCCGAAGTAGATCTCACCAATCTACAACCACATACAAAATTGGATGGCGTAACCCATGCTGATCTTTTGTCTACCACAAAAGGCTGGCGCAGTTACAAATTGTCAGAATTCTCCTATAAATACTCAGTTGAACAGACAAGAATGTTAACAGATCCCTTCGTACGTAAAGCGATTCATGAGTACGACAACAGTATTTATCAGGACCTACAGGGCTATACTAAAAAAGCCAAGTATAGTTCCGCTTTTAAAGTTCTTCTTTTATTTGGCACAGAACAAGTAGGCAGGAAAGCATTTTTGAAAAAAGATGCTAGGATGAGGAATATATATCAGGACGTTCTTAAAGAGGCATTTAACAAGTTTTCTTCCGACAGGAAGTTATACATGTACGATCTCGACTACGTTCCTGAATGTGTTACTCTCGACTCTGCAGCAGGATTTTCGTTTCCTGGTAAGAAGAAATCTGAGTGTGTAGAAGAAGCATTCCAACTCGCAACATACATGTGGCACCAAATTGCACAAGGAAAAAGAAAACCTTTTAGACCACCCTCTACCTTAGCTATGAGAGGACATCTTTCTGAAACAGATGAATCTAAAACACGACCTGTGTGGAACATGCCATTTGAAGTTCTCCTTATGGAAGCATGTTGGGCAGTTCCTTATATTAAATGGATGGAAAACAACTGTGATGCAGCCCACTTCGGGTACAATTCAATGCCTCGACTTAATGAACATTTGACCTCTGGTCTATCACGAGCAATGATAGATAGTGTTGAAATCACTTGTGACTGGAGCAAATATGACACTCGACTACCCCGGTTCCTTATTGAAGATGCATTTAGCATAATATGGAACACTTTTCAGTATCATGAATATTTAGGGATCAACTATGATACAGATCGAGTTGAAATCCGGCAGGCCTATAAACAAGGTCAGTTTCCCATGAAAGACCGTCGTGTCTTCTTATGGTTAAGAGACTACTTCATCAAAACCCCGATGATGCTGCCAGATGGATCTTGTGCGCGTAAATCAAAAGGCGTTCCAAGTGGTAGTATGTTTACTCAAGTTATTGACACAATATGCAACTTCATTGTCATATCTTGCATTGCAAAATATTTAGAATGTCCCATTCATTCAATCAAGTTACTTGGTGATGATTCAAACTTTCGTGTTCTTAAGATGTACTCGGAACGTGTGAATGTATTACAATGGGCAGCTGTTGCTGATCATTTCTTTGGTATGGTGATCAACATTGAAAAATTTAAAATATCAGAAAAACAAACGGATCGTAAGTTCTTAGGTTATCAGTTCATTAACTGTAAACTATATCGACCATTTAGAGAATGGATGCTTATGGCCCTTTATGCTGAACATGACATTGAGACGCTTGATGTGTCATTCAGCCGAATGATAGCGTTCTACCTGTTAGGAGGTATTAACGACGATTCATTCTGTGACTTCTTCAATTTCTATATCTCTGCATACTCCCACGCTGTAAGAGACGTAGTCGTCCGGCCCTCGAGATCACTACGACGGATGATAAAGTACACTTTACGGTTTGACCCTCTGACTGAAGGCTCGGTGATGGATCCCACTTCAATCAATCCGCTTCTTGCACCCTACGTATTTTCGTACGATAAGTACCCTATCCACTAGCTTGCTCCGAG